CCCGCCAATATAGGAGGCAATTTACAGATTGCTGGCGGATTAACTGCGAATGGCACAAGCATACTCATAGGTAATGTAACTATGTCAGGTAATGCTACAGTGCTTGGCAATCTTAATGCAAATGGATTAGTAAGTTTATCAAATATCGTACTGATGTCCGGCGAGGTTGGTATATCAGGAAATCTTACAGCAAACGGAACAAGTAACCTTGTCGGTAATGTTATTATGGGTGGAACTGTTCAGTCTATCGGTAACTTTATTGCAAACGGAACCACTAACTTAAGCGGAAACGTTTTATTGCAAAATAATATTCAGGTAACCGGGACCCTTACAGCAACCGGAACAAGTAACCTTGTCGGTAATGTTATTATGAGTGGAACTGTTCAGTCTATCGGTAACTTTACAGCAAACGGAACAAGTAACCTTGTCGGTAATGTTATTATGGGTGGAACTGTTCAGTCTATCGGTAACTTTACAGCAAACGGAACAAGTAGCCTTATAGGAACGGTAGGAATTTCTGGAAATGCGACAGTAAATGGGTCACTAAGAATTGGTAATATTTTACTAAGTAGTGATCAAATATATGATATTGTAGCAAACAATTCACTTACTATCGCAACAACCGGAACTAATGCTGGTATTATTTTTAATACCAATGAATTTAATATTTATACTACAACTAATCCTAAACCTTCGTTTCAAGTCAATGGCATTGGTGAAGTCCAGATTCTAACTCCCACGTTTGATTCAAATACTGGAGCAGTAAGTATTATTGGGTCATCCGATGGAAATTATGTCCCACCAGCATCATCGGGATCAATGCTACACATCACTGGCCAGCCCGGAACAGCAAGTAAGATACATAATGATGCTGCAAATAATTATTCGTTGTTTGTTGGTCGCAGATATGACGGAACGAGTTCATCACCAACTCCAGTAAACAGCAATGAACTTGTGGCCCGTTTTGCTGGCAGTGCCTATAATTCTGCAAATGTTTTTCCTGCCGCAGGCATTGCGCGTTTTGACATCGTTGCCAGTGAAAATCAAACAGCAACGAATCAAGGTGCTCGCATTGAAGTTTGGACAACACCAATTGGTTCAAACGTTATATCTAAACAATTGGTATTCAGTAGCAATGGTGTAACATTTAATGACGGAACAAGTCAAAATACTGCCGCCATTCCACTAAGTTATATCGGTGTTGGAAACGGCGTTGCTTCACTAAATAGTTCAGGAAAAGTTCCGACTTCTCAGTTACCTGCTGGAGCCGTGATATATATTGGTGCATGGAACGCTAGCACAAATACTCCTACATTAGGGCCAGGCTTACCAGTTGGAGTTATAGCAGGTTGGCAATATAGTGTCAGTGCAGGCGGCACACAAGATATCGGTGAAGGCTCAACAACATTTTATGCAGGTGACTATGTAATATACAATGGCACAGCATGGGATCGTATTCCTGGATCAGGGTCAGTGGTCGCTAGTTTCAATACTAGAACCGGCGCTGTTACATTACAAAGTTCAGACGTTACAACTGCATTGGGGTATACTCCATACAACGGTGCAACCAACCCTAATGGCTATGTAAACTCATCGCAAGCAGCCGCCGCAGCCCCAGTGCAATCATTCAACACTCGCACAGGTACAGTCACACTGCAAAGTTCGGATGTTACAACTGCACTAACATCAGGTAGTCTCACTAATGCTAAACTTGCAAATAGTAATATTATCATTGGTAATACTACGATCAGTTTGGGATCAACTGCAAATGCTTTGGCTGGGCTGGCAGCCGTAACTGCAACGACATTCACTGGTAATCTTACTGGTGCTGCAACAACTGCAGGAACCGTAACTACAGGTGCACAACCAAATATCACATCTGTTGGTAATCTTACCACTCTCGCGGTAACGGGCAATCTTTCTGCCGGAAATCTATCTGGTGCTGGCGCAGGATTAAGTGCAATTAATGGTGCCAACGTCACAGGAACGGTAGCAAATGCAACCTACGCAACAAGTGCTGGATTTGCAACTCTCGCAGCAACCGCAAATACGGTTGCTGGTGCCAACGTCACAGGAACGGTAGCAAATGCAACCTACGCAACAAGTGCTGGATTTGCAACTCTCGCAGCAACCGCAAATACGGTTGCTGGTGCAAATGTTACTGGGAATGTTCCAAATGCACTGAATGCATTCAATTCCACTTACGCCAGTGTCGCAAACTCAGTAACAGGAGCAAATGTTATTGGTATTGTGGCTAACGCAACATATGCCTCAAGCGCGGGAACAGCATCAAGTGCCACCTCTGCAACGACAGCAGGAACAGTTACAACCAATGCACAGCCAAATATCACATCGGTAGGTAACTTAACTTCACTTGCGGTTACTGGAAATGCAAATGTCGGAAATCTTGGAACTTCTGGTTTAATAGTTGCAACCAGTAACATCACTGGGGGTAATTTAACTACAGTGGGTATTGCTAACGTTGGCACACTTGCAGTTACTGGAAATGCAACAGTAACCGGAAATACAACAACCAGCAATCTAAATATCTCTGCGAATGGAGTAATAACTACTCCGAGAATTGCATTCAATGATGGTGGTGTAAGATCAGTAACTGGTGGAACTACACAAACTATTAATTTTAATTCTGATAGTATAGTATTATGGTATGTTCCTACTGGTGATACTACGGTTACACTTGCTAACTTTACCGCAGGATCAACAGTTAAGCTAATCGTTAGAATGGGCGGCAATGGTAGAAACATTGCGATGGGCGTATCTGATGCTAATAATAGCACCACTGGCACCACGACTATTACTGGTCATGGTCCCGGCGCATTGTATGGTGCCAATCAAGCAGTAATTCTTACTTACTCTTGTGTAGATGGCACCGCCGCGAATACATACGTTCAGGCGAGTTACGTATGATGTTTGATCCATTTCAACAAGCTAAACTGATGAACGCACACCAAAATATGCGTAATCTTAAGCCACTGCCTGAAAAAGACATGTCACTTGATGAATTGAAACGGCTTAGTGGTGGGGGAAAGATTACTGGTGAAACTACAGCAGAAATTGATACCGCATTACAATCCAAAAAGGCACAGTATATGCGCGAAAACAACATAAGACCGGGTGATCCTGAATGGTTCCAATGCATGTTCGCCAAGCCACATTTGACAGGCGAAGACCCTTTCTCAAAAAAGTAGCATATTAAAGCTAAATAATATTATGGCTAACAACAATACACCTACCTTAATTAAAACCCCTTATCAAAAGACGGTTTTTAAGACACAAAAAGAACTCGATGACTTCATTAAGTGCTGTGACCCCGCTACGGGATACTTGTATTTCATGTCCAACTTCTTCATGATTCAGCACCCAACAAAAGGTGCAATGAATTACCACCCATGGGACTTCCAAAAGAAACTCATTGAAACATACCACAAGTATCGTTCCAGTATATCATTGATGCCCAGACAGACCGGTAAATCAACATCTGCTGCTGGTTATCTTCTGTGGTATGCAATGTTCATACCAGACTCAACTGTTTTGATTGCTGCACACAAGTACACTGGCGCTCAAGAAATCATGCAGCGTATTCGTTACGCATATGAAAACTGTCCTGATCACATTAAAGCGGGCGTAACAACGTACAATAAGGGATCCATAGATTTTGAAAATGGTTCTCGTATCGTGTCTGCTACTACGACTGAAAATACCGGTCGTGGTATGTCTATCTCGCTGCTATACATGGACGAATTTGCGTTCGTGCGCCCCTCAATCGCAACAGAGTTCTGGACTTCTATTACTCCTACTCTGTCAACTGGTGGTAAGTGTATCATCACTTCTACTCCTAACTCGGACGAAGATCAGTTTGCTTTGATTTGGAAAATGGCAAACAAGACCGAAGACGAATTCGGGAATACAACCGAGCTAGGCGTGAACGGATTCAAAGCGTTTCAATCACACTGGAGCGAGCATCCCGAACGTGGTGCAGAATATGAAGCAGAAATGCGAGCCAAGCTTGGAGAAGATCGTTTCCGCCGAGAAATTCTTTGCGAGTTCATCATTGCAGACGAAACACTCATTAATCCAAACCGATTGTTTGAATTAGAGGGTACAGAACCTATATCACGAATGGGACAAGTGCGTTGGTATCAACGACCACAGAAGGGAAATCTCTATGCAGTAGGTCTTGATCCTTCGTTGGGAACCGGCGGCGATCCGGCAGCCATTCAAATTTTTGAAGCGACTACAACTACTCAAGTCGGTGAATGGAAGCATAACAAAACAGATATTCCTAGTCAAATCAAACTTCTTGCTGAAATAACCAAGTACATAGTAGAATGCACAGGTGAGCCAAACAATGTTTATTACTCCATCGAAAACAATTCTATCGGTGAAGCTGCATTGATTTCTCTTAACGAGTACGGCGAATCAAACATTCAAGGTATCTTTATCAGTGAGCCGGGCAAGAAACGCAAGGGTTTTAATACCAGTAACAAACCAAAGCTTGCTGCATGTGCCAAGTTCAAGACTCTTGTAGAATCAAAGAGAATGACAATACACAGTCGCCCATTGATCACGGAGATGAAAGCATTTGTTGCACATGGTGGAAGCTATGCTGCTAAAGTCGGAGAAACAGACGATCTTGTTATGGCATCACTGTTAGTAATTCGCATAATGACACAATTAGCAGACTATCACGGTGATTTGGAAGCGCAGATTCGTGACTATGAAGATATGATTGCTCCGCTGCCCTTCTTTGCTATTCTCGGCTGAGTTTGTATAAATACTATCATGGCGAACATTGACAACGAATCCTTCAACAAAAAGTTATATGACCTTCTGAAAGTTAGAGGCTATAAACCTGCACCACTTAATGCACAAAATCAAAGAGTTCAAGCATCTCAGGATGCAGATGTCATTGAGTTTACATTCATCAAGGATGGCAAGGAATACGGTAAAGCTTGGGTCAGCATTGATGATGCTCAGAACCTAATCGTATATTACGACAGCGAGCAGGAAAACAGCCCGGACAATGAAACTCCTGGTCTAGATTACGATGATACATGGGTTGGATTTTTGAAGCTGTTGAAGCAATGGGCACAGCGCAGACAAATGAATTTCGAACTGTCAAACAAAGACCGTTTAGGTGACGATATGCGTCAAAGGGAACACTATAAAATGAAGAAGCAATTAGGCGAAGGCTATCATCCAATGGGTAAAAAAGCATCTTATAACGATGCCGTTCCAAATGTCAAGATCGTGTTGCAACACAATCGCGCACTTGAAGAAGGTGAACAGCGTTATCGCAACGTTGCCAAGATTTATCTTGAAAACGCAGAAGGTGAGCGTTTCTTAGCTCCTACTACTCGTCCAGGTCTCGCTCGTGTATATGCTCGCCACATCGCTGAAGGTGGTGTCCCTAATGATGATCGTTGGAATCACATCAAAGGTATCTGCGAAGAATATAACAAGATGGCTGGTTTTGTTCGCGCAACCAAAAACAAGCAGTTCAATGAATCAGTACAATCACTAGTGAACGAAGGTATCAATCATTACAACACTTTGCGTGAAAACCTTAACAAACTAACTGGCCATCGCGGATACAACATGTATTTCGAATCATGGACTCCGACTCTGATGGAAGACGAAGGTTCAGACAATATCAGCGAAATGTTCATGAGTTCAAGCCTCGACCCGCGCATTGAATCAGTAATGCCAATCCTATCACGTTTGCATAAAAATGTTTCAGAAGCAAAAGAAGTCAATGAACTTTCTAACTGGGTAGATGATCTAATCAGCGAAACAATGGCTGTTGCAGAAGCACCCGGCGCGATGACGTTGAAGCACAATCAATCAACTGAGGAAAAGAATCTAAAGGCATTCGGTCTTGCAGAAGACGAAGATGAAATGGATATTACTTGGAAGGGCAGCAAGCCCTGGAAGAAACTAAAGAAAGACAAGGTTGAGGAAGACGAAAGCCTCAAATCAAACAACCCTGTTGGTATCCCAGAAAGCATTCCACAGCCGTACAAAAAGGATGAAATGCAGGATTACAAAGAACAAGAAAAGAGTTCTTTGCGTTCCAGCGATCCTGACCTCAAAGACATTGAACACGGTAATGAACTTGAAGAAGACTTGGGTCCAGAACAGAAAAAAGCAGGTCAGTTGGGTCCAACAGAAAAAGTCAAGAACAATAACATCGGTAAGCTCGTCGGCGGCTGCATGGAAAGTGCAGAAAACGATGAACTTAACAGAATTTTGGATATTGCCCGTTTCAGCCGATAACGCAAAAAACTAATATATTATGTACCCAATCTTGTAATAAATACATTGACATGAAGTGATTATTGTAATATAGTTACGTCATGTTAGTTGCTCCGACAACTAAACATAAAACACAAACTTAGCTCAACATCTAGCACATTTAAAAAGGAGAAACAAAATGGCAAGTTTAGCAGAAATCCGTGCCCGTCTAGCGGCACAAGAAAACAAGGGCCAGAACAAAGGCTCAAACAATCAATCCGACAACGCAATTTATCCGTTCTGGAACATCGATGAAGGTGCTTCGGCAACCGTTCGTTTTCTCCCAGACGGCGACACAAACAACTCATTCTTTTGGGTTGAACGTGCAATGATCAAGCTGCCCTTCAATGGTGTTAAGGGCGATTCTAACGTCAAGCAAATCACTGTTCAGGTACCGTGCGTAGAAATGTATGGCGACAATTGCCCAGTTCTCGCAGAAGTTCGCCCTTGGTACAAGGATGAATCTCTTAAGGACCTCGCTAACAAGTATTGGAAGAAGCGCACTTATCTCTTTCAGGGCTTCGTTCGCCAGAATCCACTCGGTGATGATGTCACCCCAGCTAATCCGATTCGTCGTTTCGTCATCAGCCCGCAGATCATTCCGATCATCAAGACTGGCTTGATGGATCCTGAAATGAGCGAACTTCCAACTGACTATAAGGCAGGTTTGGACTTTGTTATTCGTAAGACTAGCAAGGGTGGTTACGCTGATTACTCGACTTCGAACTATGCTCGTAAGGAATCTGC